AAGCACAAGAGGCCGAGCGCATACGGAGAATGCAAGATGACGCGAAAAAAGCTAGGACTAATCCCCCTTCTGGCCCTGACGACATTATCAAGCGGCTGCGCGAGGCTGGACGCCTTCGAGACTAATCGCAGCACCTATATGGTCGCGTGCGATGAATTGCGCAAGGATCTGCCGTCGTGGCATAAAAACGACACGCCGCGCACACTCGAAACCGGTGAACGCTTTGTGCGCACCTTTAAGGCAGTGTGTGGCCTTCCGAAATCAAAAGCTCGCTAAGTGTGCATTTATGCTCAGGCAATTCTACAGTCACCAACCATCGCCCGTATTTGCCTGATCTGTCCTTATGCGTGCGAATTGTGACCTCGCGCCCTGGCGGCAACAGGGCTTCAACGCGCGCCTTGGCGAGTAGCCCCGCCGCCTTTTCTTCAAGGTCTCGCGTGCGGACTTCGGGCGTGTTGATCCCATACAGGCGCAGGTGTTGACCCCGCGCCCATATCTCCAAGCCCAAATCGATATCGGCGACGATTGTATCGCCGTCGATTATGCGTCGTATTGTTGCTCTGTATTCGTACAAGCCTTGCCGCCCTCAATCGTGCGGAATTTGCGATCCATGAGGCACGCCACAATCCGGTGCATATCGGACCGGTGAAAGCCGTGCTCTTGTTCCAATAGACCGCGCAGTCTCTTATTCTCCGCCCGCAGCCTAACACATTCCGAGCGCGTATCGTCGAGGATTTTGGCCAGTTGCTCGAATTGCGCGGTGATGCGATCCAGGTTCGCTTGCAAGTTCTTTAGCATCAACTGCATCAGCATTTTCAGGTCTTGATTTTGCATGTTCGTCTCCGTTATAAATGCGCGCGCCTTTTCTCCGGGGGCGCAAGGGGCGGGTTGAGCGGTGGGGGCACTGGCTCCCCGTCCCGCCTTTTTACAATCAATCAAAATCGTGAAAAAATCAACAATGTTCAGGACTATTTGCGCGGCACTATGTGTTTTGATGGCAACACCGGCAGACGCGGCCCCGACGCGATGCTTGCCTGCAAAGATCAAATCCACGCTAAAAAGCCTCAAGCGCTTCGGGCGCGTCCAGATCATCAGCACCTATCGCCCGGGCGCGCGGATTGCAGGCACGCGACGCAGGTCTAAGCACGCGTCATGCCGCGCGGTAGACTTTTATATTCGCGGCAACCGGCGCGCGGCCTTGCGTTGGCTAAGGAAGCAACGTTTAGAGATCATCACCTACGGATGCGCCATGCATCATATCCACATCGCGCCGGGCTCATATCGTGGGCATCATTGCGTGGATAGGTCGGGGCGTCGGAGGCGCTAAGCTTGCATCCGCCATTCTATGAGCTGGCGGCTTGCGTCCTCCGCGCCATGACCGATAATGACGTGGTGGCCAATCCCTTCAAGGTATGCAATCACTTGGCGCTGGTCGGGCGATAGACGCCCGCCCTTAGCCCGTTTCATTTCTACCCATAGGCTCCACTCGGGCACAAACAAATCAGGCACGCCCGGCACCACGCCTTCCGCCTTAAGCTTGCGGGCGGTGCCGGGGTGACGCTTGCCGCCATTGGGAACGGCAAGAATCAGGACGCCTGGGAACCGCGACCGGAACCAGATCACGAAACCGACCTGCTCATCGTGCTCACTCGTCACGGAACACCACATCTTTGCAAGGGCCACACCATGAGTAGCCGTGCAACTTTTGTTGCCCGCAGAAAGTAATCTCCGCGCCCTGGCCGGTCGGGAATCGGCAGTGATGCGGTTCGAGGTCTAGCAAGCTAAGCCCCTTGTGCTTTCTGGGCGTAGGCATTTCCACGCTAACAGACGGCCCGCGGGGCTTGTATCGAAAGCGTGGCGGTTCCGGGGGCTTGGCTTTAATCTTGGCAACATTGACCGGCGCACGACGGCGCGCGGCGGCTTTTTTGCTGACAGGCACTTGCGCGTGGAGCCCCATGCGGTGCACCTTGCCAATCACCGCATTTCGCGTGCATCCCAGGATCTCAGCAATCTCGCGAAAGACTTTACCCTCGCGGGTGAGCTTGGTTAATTGCTCGACGCGTTCATCTGTCCAAAACATCAAACCGCATCCTTCCCCTTGCGCGCGATCTTGGGCAGATCAATTTCGGAATCGATTGGAAGGGCGGGCGGGGTTGCCCCGTTTATTTGAGCCTGGCCGAGCCCCGACCTGATCTTATCGAGCGCGGTCATGATCTCCGCACGGCGCATCATTTGATCCGCCAGGATCCGGTTCAATTCCCTTTGAATCGTTTCATCCGCCTCGCGCAATGCGGCTTCGAGATTTGTAAGGGCCTCGCGTTCCTGCCTTGCGACAGTGTTTGCGGTGGCCGTGGCGTCCTGGATATGATCCAGCATAAGTTGCGTCTGCATGTTCTTCTCTCCGTTTAGAATGGCGGGTAGGGGTCCGACTCATCACAGCCGATCGGCATCACATCAGCGGGCACAAGATCTCGCCAGTGCAAGCAATATCGGCCATCGATCAAAGATTGACACGAAAGGCATCCGGGCTCAAGACTTTTCGGTTCATATTCCGTGCAATCTTGGGGGCCGAATTCGGGCACGATTTCGTCATAGACGACGCAGCGCGCGCCTTGCAGGTTGATGCAGCCATCACAGATTCGCAAAGCGCACCTCCACGACGTTCAAAAAGTCCCCGTCCTGCTTGACCTTGACTTCGACAGGCATCGGCCAGCCGCGCGACTCTGCAAGGGCTTGCTCCGCTGTTTCTGGCACACCCCTGCATTTCATTTGCGCCAGTCTATCATGGTATTTTTCCGTGGCGTATCCGCCATGCTGAGGGCATAGCCACTCATTAACCACGCTTAAACCGCACACGTAAGAAACCTTGAGGCTGTCGGGCTTGCCCTCTTTTTTGTGGATCGCGTACGAAACATGACTGACCGGCAAGTATTTGTAAGGTCTCTTACTGGGCCTTTCCTGGGATCGGATCAAAGCGCCGTCGTATGATTTTGAGGCGTGATTCGGGGCGGAATCGATCTTTTCCGTCTCAAAATAATGCCCGCAGATTGAACAGCGCATGGCCGCAATCGGAACATGGCTATTGCACTCGGGGCAGACTTTGACCGGCGGTTCGCCCTTGCTTTTCGCCCTTGGCTTAACGTCATCAATCAGGCCGTGGGTGACAACATTGGAGCCATAATCAAGCACCAGGCAATCTTTCTTGCTATCATGCAGCCGTGTGCCTCGACCGACCATTTGCACATATAGCCCGGCGGATTTTGTGGCGCGGACAAGCGCCAGCAGATCAACATTCGGCGCGTCGAAACCGGTCGTTAAAACGTTCACATTGACCAGGCAACGCAACTCGCCCGCCTTAAACCGCGCGACCTTGTCGGCTCTCTCCTCCATGCCGTGCTTGCCTGTCAGAACTTCGGATTGAATGCCTCGCTCGGCTAGTGCTTCTGCCATGGCGTATGCGTGATCAATCCCGCAACAAAACACCAACCACGACTTTCGATCCGATCCAAGCTCCACCATTTCATCGGCGGTCCTTTCCACCAGCTCAGGATCATTTGCGGCGGCTGCAAGATCGCTTTCGACGTATTCTCCGCCGCGCGTGCGTACGTTGGTCAAGTCAATCTTGTGCTTTGTGGCGCGTGACACGACCGTTGATAGCCAGCCGTCGCGCATTAGGTCGCTGATCTTGATATCGTGCGCGATGCCGTCAAATAACGCGCCCTTGCCCTTGTGAAGCCATGAGCTATCAAGGCGATAAGGCGTGGCGGTTAGCCCAACGATCTTGCATTTTTCGTTTCGGAGTAACATCGTTGACAAGAATTTATTATACCTAGTCGATGCCTGATGCGGCACTAGATGCGCCTCATCTATGATGATCAGATCGGGAGCGGGTATCGCCCAAGCCTGTTTGTGGATGCTCTGGATTTGGCCGTAGGTGATCCGCTTGGACATATCCTTAGACTTCAGGCTTGCGGAATAGATTCCGATTTCTATGTGCGGCACCATCGCTTGCAACGTCCGTGCGCCTTGCTCGATCAGTTCTTTTACGTGCGCCAAGATAAGCACGCGGCCTCTATAAACTGTGGCATCGCTCACAATCTGGCCGATGATGGCGGTCTTACCCGCTCCGGTCGGGGCGACGATCAAGGGATGGCTCCCCTTGTTGTCCTCCCAGTATCTATATAGCCCACGAATAGCGGCTCCCTGATAGGGGCGAAGGGTGATCATCTCCGCGCCTCCCAGTACAGCGCCAGGGCCTCGTGGATAATGTCGGATATAGGCATGTCGCGCCGGTGCGCTTCGTCTTGGAGCGCGCGCTTTTCGGTGGCGCTCATGCGCAGGGCAAAATTGATTGGGCGATGCTTTTCCTCGCCCCTACGTGGTCGTCCCATTGTGTCTGTCTCCGTGTTGGTGAAAAAAAACTAACATGGTGAAACTTTTTTTGCAATGCCTTATTGACAATCGGAAACGCAACGCGTATATTTAGAACATCAACAGAGAGGAACAAACCAATGAAAATTAAAGCTTACAGCGTAAAGGAAGAGCGCGCCCTGACAGAAGCAACCGAGCGCCTTCGCAAGGCTCGCGCAGATCGGATCGGAACGCCTGAGCAGCTGGCGAGGCAACTCGAAAACGCGGAGGATCGCCGGAACGTGGCACTCAAGAAGGCTCGGGAGGCAGTGCCGGGCAAGAAGATCGAGGACGCGCTCGAAGCCACGAACGGTAGGGCGACAGCCCATACCTACACGATGGCCGACGAGATCCGCGAAATTGCCAAGGGGGCCGAAGACCAGCTCGCCGCTTCTGGCGTGCCACTGGCCGAGCGCTCAGGCTGCACGATCACCGCCACTAGCGGTGGTGCTGTGGCGAACCGCTACAAGAATCAGCGGATCGCTACCCGCGTCACGCTAATCCGTGGCAGCGGCGCTTGGTACATCACCGAGATCGTCGGCATCAAGATTTACCCTGCTGGCCCAGGCAGGCCGTCGATCAAGCTGACGGACAAAGCACGCGAAGCAGTCGTGCGCCATGCTCTCGCGCCCTACGCTCGCTAAGCACAACGGCGGGGCTTCGGCCCCGCCACCAATACGCCACAGGAGATATACAATGCACGTAAATTGGATCACGCTGCACGACATCTGGGAAAAGCATATAGACGCCATCAAGCACGGCATCATCATGCCTGGATTCATCGAAGAAGTGCAAACCCACTGCGGATATGAAATGAGCGACACCGAGATTGCCCGAATCGCCGAGTCCTCAAAGGATGCCGACGATTTCGACTCGATCTGGGCCGATCAGGATTGGTGGCTGGATCGGTTCAACGGAATGGACGACCGCTAATCAACAGGGGGCGGGGCTTCGGTCTCGCCCAACACACGGAGAGCCCCCACCATGCAGCAGATCGATTGCACATACGTCCTAATCAACCCCGCCCTGTGGCAGGCATCCTACCCCGAAGACGGCGACCGCCACGCCATTCAGGAGATCCTTGACCAGGGCGCATATGAAGGCTTCAGCTACGACTCTTGGTTCCGCCACGACGCCCTCGAACTGGCGGAAAATGCAGAAAGCATAGAGGCCGCCGAAGCAATCTTGCGCGCGGCCTACATCGGCCCTGACGATATGGGCGTCGGGCTAGAATGGCAGATTTCTTACTAATCAACAGGGGCGGGGGCAATCTCCCGCCCTTTATTGCGCCAGGTCTCACCATCAATAATGTAGTCAATCCAATCAGCCCCGGCATCACTCGGCTCGAACGGCATGGCGTGCGGATTGAATATATGCGCCTCACACCCGGCCCGTTGCGCCTCAGTGTCCCGCGGTTCTTGCAGCTTGGCACAAGTCCAGCCGCCGTCGATGTTGGCCGTCACATGCGCGCAGGTTCGACAATTGATCTCGGGCAAGGCTTTCTCGTGGCATATAGCGCGGTGGTCACACCACTTGCATTCATACCAGGCGGGATCGTCTGAGAGCTTAGCGGGCGGGGCCTCGGCAAATATGATGCGCCCCGCCTTCTCTAACAATCCTTGCGCCTCTACAACTCGAAGCTTGACGCGTTCTCCGTATATGTCGTCCGTATTCTTGCAGACCGCTAGGAAATAAGCCCGTTCCAGCCCCATTAGATGCATACCGACTTGGACCTGAGCCCAATAGACGGGCTTCGACTTTTCGAGGCCGTGCTTTGAAATGTGATCAAAAGCCTTTTGATTCATCGTCTTAAATTCTAACAGGTGAGACTGGCTGCTCTCCTCAAAGCCGCTCCCGACACCATCAACCGAAAGCGCAAAATGCCCGCCATGCTCTTCCGCCCGGAATTGCGCCCCAGTGTCAGGATCTCGCGCCCATACCTGCACCCCAACGGCGCGCAAGTTTTCGATCAGTCTAAATTCTTCCCGATCGCCAGTCTCAAACAGTCTCAGCACCCGACCCGGAAAATCAGGCCGCGCCATCCAGCGAAATTGATACCACAGCGCCCGCTCGCAGGAATTACCGATCTGGCTTCCCCCAAGGTGCGGGCGGTGCTGGAAGGGGCGGGCGGTGCGGTAATGCTCAAAGATAGCGCGGATCGTTGCGGGCGTTGTGTGGGGCTCAAGGTTCATTTCTTTCGCCTTCAATTTGCAGTTTGTTCCAGTTTTCCCAAGCCTTTATGTAGGCTTCATTTTTCGTGCTTCCGTGTGCATCGATTGAATATGCTCCACACCACGCGCAATAAATACAGCAATCTTCATCGCCCCATGGTGCCAGATCACCCCAGCCGTCGCCGGCAAGATTGCCGCAAAATCTGCAATCTGCCTTTTCCATTTCGTCGAGGTTCATCGCTTCCACTCTCCGTAAATGATTATGCAACACAGAATAAACGCCGAACCAGCGACGATCAGCGCCCACATCGACAAGGCGTCCATGACTAGGTCGGTTTGGGTCAAAACAAGCTCTCCTGGTTCTCCGGTTCAACCTTTGTGGAATCAACAAATAAATCTGGCTGCGAATAGGCATCGGAAATGCGCTTGCACGCAATCTCAAAATATCCTGGATCAATCTCAATTCCGATAAACTTTCGACCGAGCTTGACGCAGGCGACGCCAGTTGTGCCGGAACCCATGAAGGGGTCAAGAATAATTTTGCAGTCGGGAAGAAAATCTAGGCACCACTCCATGATGCCGACAGGTTTTTGGGTAGGGTGAACGCGGCTTTTAGCGATTGCGTTGTTTGACAGGTCTCGGCGGCAATAGACGCCATGCCCCTTGCTTAACCAAGCAACTTCTGCATCCGATAAGAAAGATCCGAACGCTTGATCGTTGCGTTTGATCCAAACTAGACAAGCGCCGCGCGGGAGTTTGTCTGCATAGTTATTCCAGCCCCAAAAAATTTGATGTTTTCCGAATTCTAGTATTTGGGACGGATCAAACGAAGAATCATCATTTGCTATTGGTTTTCCACCTGCTGTTCCTTTCCCATTCCCTCTTTTAGAAACAGATGCAATATGTCCCCCGGAAAATCGGCTATTATCAGTGTTTAGCCTAATCCCATACGGCGGATCGGTCACTACTGCATCAACCTTGCCAAGCGTTGGCAAGATCTCCCGACAATCGCCGAGAATCAATCGACAGTCGCCTATGATTTCTTCGCGTTTAATCATGGGTGCAACCAGGGGCTCGCGCCCCTGGTCCTTAATCCTTACCTCTTCCACGGCGGCGTGGATGATGTTGGCGCAACCGTCCCCGCCTTGGCGTCGGCGTATGATTGGCCGCCATCAACCGGCGCAAACGACTTAATCTCGTTCCGCTCCTGGTCGTAACCGTTGGCCCGATCGCGTTCGCTTGGCGACTTAACGATCACCTCCACCATCAATTGCCTATTCAGCAATTCGTCCGAGTGCTTCGGCGCTACAACACCAATCGCGGTTGCGATCTTGCTCAGGCTTTGCTGGGCGATCTTAACCGCCGTGGGGTTGGGGTTTTTGAGGTTCAACCTCTCCCAAATCTTGCGCCCTTGTGCCGGGCCTTCCAAGATCTCGCCGGTCAATTCAAGATAACTGCCCGTCCCCGCTTTCGTGGTTTTAGTCTCGCCCTTGATCCAGGCGATCTTGTACCAGCCCGCGTCGAGTAGTCCCCGCTCGGCGGGTTCTTCAACTTTGCTCCAGTCAATGTGTGAAAGGTCCATTGTTCATGCTCTCCGGTTTTTGCGTTCGGCTTCGTTCATTTCGTGCCATGTCTCCACAGCGCTTTCAAATATATATGCCTCAACTGCTGTAGTTATGCGCTCCATTCTCTGTATATCCTTACACGTCGCCGCGATAACTTGCGCCAACACTAAGGCTAAAACTCCGGAAGCCTTGCCCGCGCTGCTCTCCCCGCGTGCCGTGGGTGACGTAAGGTATGCGTGTACGCTTCCACGGATTTCGTTCTCGAGTTCATCAAGGGTCATTTGCTGCACCATTCGTTGAAGGGGTTACCATCGTCAAAACTAAACGACAAAGGTGAAGAAATGGCAAACCTGTTTTTTGTGACGCTTGATGCTTGCGGGTGACAGATGATTTCGCGCTCGCCTGACGATATCGCCCGGCGCTTGTCCTCATCGCCCACTACGTGGGTTTTGAGCCTGATCAGGCAAACGGCGTCCACATTGTCCGTATAGTGCGGGACGCTCTTACGGTGCATGCGGATGCAGTACCGCGCGAATGGATCGTAGTCGGGCAGGTCAAGAACTTCAGTGTCGGCGTGCGCGATAAAAACAATATTCATGCCCTTGTCGTACGCCAGGCTCCCGGCCCACTCTCTGATCTGGCGGTGCCGTTCTGCCGCCGCAGAATAGCCCGCGCCATATCCTCCGCCCGCTTGCGCGATCGACTTGGCCTTGGGATCGCCCGCCACAATTTCGTGCTCGATCATAGTGGCGAGCTGGGTCACGCTGTCGATGACCAGCGTGCGGAACTCATGCGGTTGCGTGGCCAGCGCTTCGATCTGATCGAATACATCTTGGACGCTATGCGCCAAGGGCATCAGTGACACGTGGTCCGCGCCTTGTAGTGATGCCGTGCCGTCCTCAGTGCGGATAAATACCGGGCTCGGGAACATGCTGGCAAGCGTGGTTTTACCCATCCCGCCCTCGCCGAATAGGGTAATGATTACAGGCCGTTGGCCCGCGGGCTTTTCAAGTTTTGTGAGATCAATTGCCATTGGTGGTGTTCCTCTTTTTTAGCACTGTGACTTTCCAGGGCGTCGGCTCGCGTTCAATCCCCGGGTAGCATTCTTTGGGATAGTGTGCGCAGGCGGAAACCGCCCACGACACAGCAAGGATGATCAAAAATTTCATCGGATTTGCACCCCGATTTTCTGGGGCTTCACCTCGAATGCGGGCGCAATCTTGCTCCAGATTTCGGGCTCGTTTGCCGCCAGATACTTGCAACCGGTCGGGTCGGCTTCAAGCTTGATTTTCACGGGCCGCATGTCGGGCGGGCAATGCTCGGCGACTTGCGTCCAGGTGTTGGGGTCCACCTTGCGGGCAAGCCCTTGGCGTAGCGTGATGCGGTAATCGCCCACGACGTGCGTGATGGATCCCTCGTTCTTTGTTTCGAGGGCTTGCGCCAGTTGTTCCTCTATCGCGTGGCGTTGCGCCCGTGCGGTTTCCTCGGCGCGCTTGGCCTCGATCCAGTCGCGGGCAAGGGCTGAAATGTTCTCGTTGGTCATGTGATTTGTTCTCCGGTTGTTTGTGCTAGGTATTTCTCGATGGCGGCTATGTATTCGGGCTGGCTTCTCTCACTCTCCGTCCCCCAATGTGCGCGCGCCTCTTGGTCCAAAAAGTTCCGGCACCCGGCAATAAATCGCGGGCCGTCTTCCACATCTGGGAGCACATACAAAACATACCGCCGCGACGTATCAGCATAAAGCGGAATGCGCCCACTCAGATTTGCCCCACTCAGGTCTGCATCGCTCAGGTCTGCCCCGCTCAGGTTCGCCCCGCTCAGGTCTGCCCCGCTCAGGTCTGCCCCGCTCAGGTCTGTTTCTCGCAGGTCTGTCCAGCGCAGGTCTGTCCAGCGCAGCCTCGCCTTGCGCAAGTCTGCAAGGCGCAGGTCTGCCCCGCTCAGGTCTGCCCCGCGAAGGTCTGCTTCACTCAGGTCTGCTTCACTCAGGTCCGCCCTGCTCAGGTCTGCATCGCGCAGCCTCGCCTTGCGCAAGTCTGCATCGCGCAGGTCTGCCCCGCTCAGGTCTGCTTCACTCAGGTCCGCCTGGCTCAGGTCTGCATCGCGCAGCTCTGCCCCGCCTAACTCGGCTTTTTCGCCTCCAAGGCCCCTTAAAAATTTTGCGTGATCGTCAAGGATTTTTTCTATATTCATGTTTTGTGTCTCCGGTTCTGTCACTCTCACGCCGCAACCTTGACGCCGCCCGCGCAATATGTCAAGCGGCAATGGTAATTTTTTATCAACGAGGGCATCATGACGACAGATCAAATCATCGCCGCGCTAAGTGATCGCAAGATCACAATCGTGGCAAAGCGCACCGGCATAAGCCTGGGAACGCTTTACAAGATCCAGCGCGGGCAGGTTGAAAACATTCGGGTTTCGACCATCACTCGCCTTGCGGCTTATCTGCAACCTTGCGATGAATGATGAAAGGCCGACCGCCTTTGGGGCCTGAGGGTTTCATGACAATTCGCTCGATTGGGTAGTCATCGCAAATCATGGCGAGCAACCCGTCCCGCTCAAACTTTTTGAGATTGCCCAACTTCGGGACTTGCCGCAACAGCTCGCTCATTGTGAGGCCAGTTTCGCCAGCCGCCATGATTGCTGCCGCAGTCTTTTTGCGCAAAGAATCCGTGTCGCCTTCGGCTAGGTGCTCGCCCATAGCCTCCAACGTCTGCCGGGCATAAAAGTCGATATAATCAATTGCCCATTGAGCCGCCGCCTCTGAGATCTCGCCCTCGCCAAGGCTCCGCGAGACGATCAACGCAACACGCATCGCGATTTCGCGTGATCGGTTAAGCATGTCGGCTCGCACTGGCGGGAGGCTATTTTGCCGGTCTATTAAGTCAGCCTCATAGTCGCTTAAGAGACGCACAGCCGCCTCGGAGAATTGCACGACTACAGGCTCCGGCGGGAAATCATATCCGATATCCTGCAAATTACCCGCGCCCGGCGCTTGTGCCGTCGCGCAATCCTTGCACCATTGCACAAGATCAGGCGGCACCGGGATAGGGGCCGGGCTGCGAGAGACTTCACGCGGGCGCTTGCTTTCGACAATCACAAAGCGATTCAGGAAGCCGCTCGCAACGTCCTTGCCGCCGATTGCCTCATAGAACGTTTCGGGCGTGGTCATGCCTAGCAATGTAATCGACGGGTGCTTGATCGAGACTTGCAACGAGTCCTTTTGAGCTTGCGTTAGGCTTAACGTTGCATAGCCCTGGTTCCGAAGGCTTTTAGTCTGCCGTCCAAATGCCTCCATGAGCATCACCAAGCTGTCCGCCTTGTGCTGATTGCCTCGCGCCGCAGCACTGGTCAGCATGGCCCCGAATTCGTCGATGATGGCAATGTGGCAAGGTTGGGCGACCAGGCTCGACAGTACGCCCGTCGCGCTTGTGTAGCCATTCGGGCCGCGCAGGCTCATAAGGTCTGCCGCTTCCAAGATATCCTCGATGACCGTGTTTGCGTGTTCCTTGCCGGAACCGGTTTTCCCGACATTCAGAAAAAACAGGCTCGACATATTGCGATGGCTAGTCACGAACCGCCGTCCCATGACCACGCTACCCAGCGCCAAGCCAATTTGCACGTCGAATTGAGGTTGAGGCTTGAAAGCTGTTTTCGCGCTATAGGCCACAGCAGCACCCAGGACGCCCGGAATGCTTTTCAGGTGGGGTGGTACCTGGCTGGCCGCGTTTGCTTCCCAGGCGGCAAATATGCGCGCCCCAGCGGCTTGATGCTCTCTATCCTCGGCGGTTTCCTCGTAAACGGGCAGTTTCTCAATTTCGAGAAGTTCCCCTGCCGCGCGAACCGCCGCGCTAAAGTTGCCGAGGTGCTGATAATGGGCAAACACGTCGAAGGCGTCGAACGCGTGCGCCGGGTCAAAGGGATCGGAGGCGTGATGCGAATACGCCCGGCCGTCATCAAATACCACGACACCGGGAATGCCGGTCGAAGAATTGGGGCTTAGCCAACGCTTGCCGATCTGGCGGTATCCCGCACTTTCGAGCGCGTCCGTGATGGTGACGGATGCATTGTAACTATCGATCACGCTGACCTGCTCCGGATGCCGCTTGCGTGGGGCCGGTCTAGGTGTCGGGATTGCCCAAGGGCACAGGCTTGCCAATTGCGGCCTGAATCGATCCCACTCCCGCCAGATTATGAGAAGTGCTTCAGGCACCAGCGGGAGATCCTGCCAGGCCCCACCCGCCCATGTGTACGGGTTCAGGGTATCGGGATGGATTGAAGGCGGCAGGACATCTTGCACGCTTCCCGCGCGCAGTTCGAATACGACCTCAGATATCCGCGTCGCGCCCTCCACGGGCCAAGACAGCTTGCGCGTGGTAAGGGGTTCCCCTTCAGGCGCGCGAAACAAAACCTTCCCGCGATCGGGGCGGCCTACAATGCGAGGGGCCGTGCTTAGAATGGAATCTAGATCGATCGCAAGCGCCTCGCAGATCAGGCGCGTGTGGGGCATGTGATCGATATCGAGGGCGCACGTTCCCGACAGGCCGTGCAAGAGCCCCATGTTATGCGTTGGGTTGCGCTTCCAGTGCTCGGGATCGGTCGGGCGGGTTTGCCATCCAAAGGTCGCCGGGGCTTTGGTGCCCGCGGGCATATGCACAAGCTTCCAGCCGTGCTCGGTGTAGCGGCGCGCGTACTCGTATGATATAGGATCGGACATCGGCCCTCGCTCCATCATTTGAGGGTTGATCATGGGGGCGGCTGCTGGCAACAGCGCGCCCCCGATTTGCATCTTGGGTTAACCCTCGCCGGGGTTAATGTCAAGCCATTGCATCAAAAAACTTCAGACATCTGAT